TTAACAGAGGGAGAGACGATGCAAAAGTCGACATCGCCTGATTAGCTAGAAAAGCTCTAGCCCTGGGAACCACATAATCAGTTAGAATCGGCTGCGCAACATGGTACGCGGCATTGGCTACTGCCATGACTCTACCTGCAAAAGTGGGACCCTCAGAATGTGTATGTATACTAGTCGCATGACCAGAGAGCTCCCCATGAACTGAGAGTGCAGCAGGATCATGGGGCTCATGCCCTAGATCATTCTCAGAGAGACTGCCCTCAATGGGCTGATACTCTAAGAACCTGACCACTCTCACTCGGAACACATCTTTGCCTTTTGGTAAGCCGCTAGCAGCAAACGTCACGACTCCAAAGGTTCCGAATCCAAAGGTTGTCGAGCTGGGTGTCTCCCATCTCGGCTCCTGTGAAAAGTCGTTGTAAACAACTAATCCGTCTTGCGCCTTCACAGACCTATCAGAACCCTGATGAAGGTTCTCCAAAGACTGTGCCGCCATATCACTGGCAGCGGCTTTGATCGACACAGACAGGTAACCCGAAGATTCCTGTTCAGTGCCGACATAAGTCACAGTGATCCGGTGCCCTATGAGCCTAGCAGTTCTAGCTTCCGCTTCGAAAGCAGCAGCTTGATTGATAGGAACAAAGGTCAAAGCATCAGTAACACCAGCAGTAATTACAGCCACACTTCTCCCAAGCCTGTTATGTTCAAGCCAAGCGGCACAACCGTTTGCATCAGAAGTCACGAGGTAATCACTCCTCAAAACTTTTGCTGCTGACGGCTTGTTGTATCTGTCCGGTAACCGGAACTCCGCGTCCGACCCCTGTCTGTAAGACATGAGGGGACCGGGGTTTCCGAGAGCCGGGTGCCGTTCCAAACCGGCGGAAGACACAGCACGTGCAATCGACTTGGACTTGACTTTTGATTTCGGCATTGATGGGGGAAAGTGGAGGAGAGGACGTTATTTTGCCTCTCGTTTCTCAGCCCCCCCACGCTGAGAGACATACTCACACACAACTGCTACTCTTTCGGCTGCCTCCATCAGACGGGGTGAGTGCCTTAGCTCACGAGCCAGGCATAACCACCTCTCTGCAAAGTCACATTCTTGCGGCCAGGAATAGAAGAAGGTTAACAACTTCTTAGCCCAGTTGCAAGGTTGGACTCTGCCATCTGAATAAAACCGGTATGAACAAAACTCAACATACGAATCATCCTCAAATGTTTCAACAAGCTTAATCTTAAGCCCGTATACTAAATAAGAGTCAACCAGCTGCTGCTTCGTCCATCCGGG